TTACGCCGTATTACAATGACGGTGATTGGGAAACTCAACAAGCTGCTGCCTCACAAACCTCATGGAAAGATGAATGGTTTGCTGTAGTTTTAAGTTTGCCATTGATAGGTGCTTTCATACCTTCTATGGTTCCCTACGTTGAACAAGGATTTACTGTATTGTCTACTATGCCTGATTACTACAAAGCCTTCCTAGGCGGTGCTATAGCTGCAAGTTTTGGTATTAAAACCTTGTCTACTTGGGGTAAGTAATGAATATCAATTTTAGTTTAGGCAACATAGGTAATCTAAACAGACTATCAGAAGATTACATGCGTAGAAACGCAACAGTAACTCCTGCGCCTGTGGCACCTAGACCTGCTCCTGTAGCACCTAGACCTAGTGCTCCAGCACCAGTAGAATATTCTTCCTTTGACAATCCTTTCCTTGACTACCGTGATACTTTATCCGGTGGTGCTAACTATGCTTCTATTAACGATGTTGACAACGTAGATGATTTCTATGATAATTCATTTCAGAAAGCATTTGCTGATACAGGATATTTATTAGACACTGATATTATCGGAGGCGAAGGCGGTATCGGTGGTGGTCAAGTAGACTATAGTCCTACTCGTATACTTAGTGAACAAGAGTACCGTGGCTTTGTTGGAGATACTCCAGCTTATCTAAGTGACTTCAAAAAAGATGCTACTCTTAAACAAGCATTAACGGCTGTTGGAAGCCTTAAAAATTTAACCTCTACTGAAGAATTACAAGATGCTTTAAGTTCTTATTATGGTTATGATGTTACAGTTAGTGAACAGTCTTTTAGTAAAGCTGACTTTGGCGGTAATTTAGGTGAGCATACTACTTCTTCAGACTCTCAGTTACAGCAGTTCCATTCTCTTGTAGAACCTATTCTTAAAGATCAAGTATCTTACCTACAAGCTACGGAAGGTTTAAGCTATCAAGACGCTTTGTCCGTATCTTATAATCGTGATCCTATGCTACAGGCGTTGTACGCTAAGTACGATGTTAAACCTTACAGACAAACTAAAGATGGCTCTACTTATCTTTATGATCCATTTAGCTTTAGTGAAATAAGAACTAATGAAGTTAAAGATCCTAGCTTTACTGATATTGCTGTAAACTTAGCAAAGACAGCTTTAGTAGCTGCTGTTCTAGGCCCAATAGCAGGGTCTATCTTCAAAGGATCAACTGTTGCTGCTAACTTAGCAACCGCTGGTGCTACAGCTATGGCTACAGGTGGTGACCCAGTACAGGCAATGTTATTAGCTGGTATACCTATTGGGGATATTCCTATACCTTTTACTGGAGGAGCAAGCTCTACTGATGGTAAGTTTGGAATAACAGTAACTAGTTCTAATGCTAATCCTGCTACCTTAAATAGTCTTACAAACAATCTTGTTAATTGGACGGCAGGTTCAAGTCCTCTACTAACTGCTATTAGTACTGCTGGAGTAGCTGGTGGCTTTCAGCCTACAGGAAGTAGTTCTACAGGAGTAGGGCCAGACTTTAATCCTTACATTAACAACATTGCTGCTGCAACTGCTGGCACTACTGTAGAAGCAGAAGAAGAAAGATTTGACATTGACTTAGCTAACTTAGCAGCTTTGTCTCAACAGGAAGATGCTCCTGTTACTTCTGTTGCACAGCCTGAGTTTGATAACATAGCAGCAGACACTACAGTAGAACCTATAGAACAACCAGAGCTACCTTTAGACATAGCTCCACCTCCTTTTCAAGATAGTGAAACAGGCAGTGCTACCTCTAGTCCTACTTCTGTAGAATCTGGAAGTAGTGGTGAAATTGAGGGGGACGTAGTAGACCCTAATACTAATATTATTTACAGGCAACTTATAGAAGCTGCTAATCAAGAAGAAGACGGCAGTGCATTAAAGGATGCTCTTTTAGCTGAAGCTGAACGTTACAGGATGGAACCTGAAATTTATGAATCTGATGCTTTGCTTGGCCCATCTTCACGCCCATGGGATGTAGATCCTGAAAACTGGGTAGACAATGTTGTTACATTCTTGTATTCAGACTTGTCTTCTTCAACACCTCCTTCTATTGGCGGAGAGTCTTTAGACATTACTGGAGGTACAGATAGTGAAGTATCTACTGATGGTACGACTACAGGTGACGATGCTCTTGATGGGGATGGCAGTGGTAACGGGGCTGGCGGGGATGCTGGGTCAGGCGTTAGGCAAGGACTTGGTATGCTTGCAGCAGCAGGAGGAAAGTCATCAGTAACAGACTTAGTATTTAGTGACTACGTTAAGCGTTATGAAGCACCAGAGTTACAGGAACGTGCGTTGCCTCTACAGGGTTATCAAGCACCACAAGGTTTATTTAGAGGATTAGTTTAATGGCTACAACGTACCTAAGTTTAATGAATAACGTACTAAGGAGACTTAGAGAAGATGAAGTAGCTGAAGTTACCCAGACTACTTATTCTAAGATGGTAGGGGACTACATCAATGACGCTAAGAGTTTAGTACAGGACTCACACGCTTGGTCTACCCTACGCAAAACTATAGTTGTTCCTACAGTAGCAGATACTACAGAATATAGCTTGACAGGAGCAGGAGAACGTGTTAAACTATACAGTGCTATTAACGACACTTCAAACTTCTTTATGCATTATGAGACACCTAACTGGTTTAACAATGCTTATTACATCTCAGGGGAAGTCTCAGGCACTCCAGACTCCTACACGTTTAGTGGTGTAGATTCTAATGACGATACTAAAGTAAGAGTATATCCTAAGCCATCCGGTGTGTTCTCACTACGCTTTGATGTGTGCTCAAGAGAACCTGATTTAACTGCTGATGCAGACTCTACTGTACTACCAGCTATGGCTATTATACATCATGCTGTAGCTTTACTTGCTAGAGAACGTGGTGAGACTGGTGGTACTACTACACAAGATTATTTTATTATTGCTGACAAACATCTTAGTGATGCGATTGCACAGGACGCATATAAGAACCCTGAAGAATTTATCTACACGGTACAATAATGGCACAGCAAAGACAGAACATATACATTGGTGCTCCAGGATTTAGAGGTCTTAATACTCAGGATGCTCCAGTAGGTCAAGATGCGTCCTTTGCTTCTATAGCAGAGAATGCAGTCATTGACAGCTTTGGACGCATAGGTGCTAGGAAAGGTGTAAAGGTAGTTACTTCAAGTGCTACACCTCTAGGTTCTAGTGNTGGTATAGAGCAAGTATTTGAGTACACCAAAAGAGATGGNACTCTAATTGTATTCTCTACTGGTAACAATAAGATATTTACAGGTACTACTACTCTATCAGCAGTAACACTTCCAAGTGGTTACTCTATTACAGCAAACAACTGGAAGATAGTCAGCTTTAACAATGACATCTACTTTTTCCAATCTGGNCATGCAGCCCTNGTAAGTGTTGCAGGTAGCACTACTCTTGTAGCAGTTGTTGACGGTGGCACCGCAGCACCAGCAGGTAATGAGGTTTTAGCTTCCTTTGGTAGACTATGGGCAGCGGATGTCGTTAATAATAATTACACTATATTCTTCTCTGACTTACTTGACGCAGATGATTGGCATGGTGGCTCATCAGGCTCACTAGACTTAACTACTGTCTGGCCTACAGGGTACGATGAAGTAACTGCTCTAGCTGAGTTCAATGACTTCCTAGTTATATTTGGTAAGCGTAGCATCCTACTGTACTCAGGTGCTTCTGCCCCTGCTAGTATGACATTACAGGATAGCATAACAAACATAGGCTGCATTGCTAGAGACAGTGTGCAGTCTACAGGATCAGACCTAGTGTTCTTATCACACACAGGTGTAATGAGCTTAGGTAGACTGATACAAGAGAAGTCTAATCCTATAGGCAGTGTATCTAAGAATGTCAGAGATGAAGTAGTAAGCAATGAGTTACTTGAGACAGGTAATGTTAAGTCTGTATACAGTGCAGAGAATGCACTATACCTACTAATCATGCCAGCTAATAACCTTGTCTATGCTTTTGATATGCGGGGTAAGCTAGAGGACGGAAGCAACCGTGTAACTACATGGCCTTTCGCTGGTATCCTGTGTGCCTCTAGAGCAGCAAGTGATGGCACCTTATACTTAGGTGTTAAAACTGGCATAGCAGAGTACGAAGGATACACAGACACCGCTGGTGTGTACACTATGAAGTACTACACACAGCCATTGGCATTTGATGATCCATCTAGGGTTAAGATGCTAAAGGAGATTAACTTAACAATCATAGGTGGCTCTGGTAGCTCAGTAGTTGCTAACTGGGGTTATGACTATACACAAAGCTACAACAAGCAACTGTTTGAAGTAGACACTACATTTATCTCAGAGTACGGTATATCTGAGTTTAACGTAGCAACATCAGAATATAGCTCTGGTATCATCGTAGGTATCCAGAAGTTAAAAACAACAGGCTCAGGTAAAGTAGTTACTATTGGTATAGACGCTACTATAAATGGTAAAGCATTTTCTATCCAAGAACTAAACACAGAAGCTATTATAGGTAGACTAATTTAATGAGTAATTATACAAAGACTACAAA